GTAAGTTCCGCAAGGACTTAACTAAAAGTATCTCAGGCATGAGTACTGGCTTTAATGATCCTACAGATTGGATTTCAACAGGGTCATATGCACTAAACTATCTTATCTCAGGAGACTTTAACAAAGGTGTTCCGCTAGGTAAGGTTACAGTATTTGCAGGCGAATCAGGAGCAGGCAAATCATATTTTTGCAGTGGAAACATTGTAAAACACGCACAGGATCAAGGCATCTTTGTAGTACTAATTGACTCAGAGAACGCACTTGACGAAGCATGGCTACAAGCACTTAATGTAGATACTTCAGAAGATAAACTACTAAAACTTAACATGTCGATGATTGATGATGTTGCTAAAACTATTTCAACATTTATGAATGACTACAAAGCAATGGCGGAAGAAGATCGTCCAAAGGTATTGTTTGTAGTTGACTCGTTAGGTATGTTGTTAACACCTACAGATATGGATCAGTTTCAAAAGGGTGATATGAAAGGTGATATGGGTCGTAAACCTAAACAGTTGACCGCACTTGTTCGTAACACAGTTAACATGATCGGTAGCTATAATGTAGGTTTAGTATGTACTAACCATACATATGCATCACAGGATATGTTTGACCCAGATGATAAAATCTCAGGCGGTCAAGGATTTATCTATGCATCATCTATCGTAGTTGCAATGAAGAAGTTGAAACTAAAAGAAGATGAAGACGGTAACAAGATCTCAGAAGTTATGGGTATCCGTGCTGGTTGTAAAGTAATGAAGACTCGTTATGCTAAACCGTTCGAAGCAGTACAAGTTAAGATTCCATACGAAACAGGTATGAATCCTTACTCAGGTCTAGTTGAACTGTTTGAGAAGAAAGGTCTAATTGAAAAGTCTGGCAACCGACTGAAGTATGTTACATCAGAAGGCGAAGAACTATTAGACTATCGTAAAAACTGGAATGGCGATTTACTCGATAAGGTAATGTCAGATTATATTCTAAAAGAAGCTTCTGTGGTAAATACCTCAGACGTTGTAGAAGAAACAACTGATAATACACTCGAGGAGCCTATTAATGGATGAAGCACAAATAGTCGATATTTGGTTAGTTTTTAAAGAAAATATTGATAAGAAAAATATTGAGATTGTAGCAGAACGCTATGTAGATGTCTGTGCAGATTACGGAGCATCAGACGAAGCACTTACAAATGCACTAGGTAGTGATAATGATCTTGATACAGCAATTTCTTATTATCTTGATTTAGATAACGATCCCGACGACGACGAAATAGATGAATGGGATGAATAATGGGTTGGTACAGTGAAATATCTCGCGATGTTTCTAAGATTCCAGATGCTGTAGCATACTTTGAAAACGAACTTGCTACAGCAAGACAAGAAGTAAAACTCAAAGGTAATGTTGAACGAGCCGCGGCAGAAATGCCCGGCATCGTTGAACAGCGGTTCAATCAGCTACAAGAAATTGAAGCAATATTAAACTATCTCAATATAGAACTACGCAGACTAAGAAGTTCTTATTTTAAGAAATATCTTGAAAACTATCAAAGAGCTTTATCAAGCCGCGATGTAGAAAAATATGTAGACGGTGAAGCAGACGTAGTTGATTATGAAAAAATTATCAACGAGTTTGCTCTCCTGCGAAATAAATGGTTAGGACTCTTAAAGGGTCTTGATCAGAAGCAATGGCAGATAACTAATGTAGTAAAGCTGAGAGTCGCAGGAATGGAAGATGCTACATTATAGGATTTATAAAAATGTTAACTTTTGTTACAAGTTTAAATAAGAAATATTGGGATTTATGTGCAGAAAAAAATATAAGAAGTTGGCTTAAATTTTTTCCTGGTAATTGTAATATACATATATATGTGGAAGATGATATAGAAAACAAACCAACTGATAATAGGATTACATATTATAATTTATATGACGAGTGTCCAGAACTTGTTAAATTTAAAGAAAAACACAAAGACGATCCACATTATAATGGTGAAAAAGTCCAAAAAGAACTTTTTAAATTTAAATGGAATGCAATTAAATTTGCTCACAAAACTTTTGCAGTGTTTGAATCTGCAAAAAAATTAAGAAACGGAGCAATGGTTTGGTTAGATGCTGATGTTTTAGCCATACAAAAAATGTCATCCGAATTTGTTAAACGAATGTGTCCAGAAGAGTTTGCAATTTCTTATTTGGGAAGGCCTAATGTGTACAGCGAATGCGGATTTGTATATTATAATCTAAATAAAAAAGAAACACATGATTTTTTAAAAAGATTTGAAGAATGTTATACATTGGATGGATTATCTCAATTGAGAGAAACACACGATAGTTTTGTGTTTGATCATATACGAACAACTAGTCCATTTCATCATTTATTTTTAGATATAAATTCACACTCAATTACAAACAAACATCCCTTTCATGAATCTTTATTAAGAGCGTGTTTAACACATAATAAAGGACATAATAAAGAAAGAAAACAAGCAAAATTTATTAAAAGGTACGGACTAAATGATATCTAAATTACCAGGCCATTTAGGTGGCCATAACAATATACATAACATAGATGAAGGTGTTCTTAATTATGCTATTAACAATTTGAAAATAAAATCATTTCTTGATATAGGTTGTGGCCTAGGTGGAATGGTTGAACTGGCTGACAAAAAAGGATTAATAAGTCATGGCATAGACGGAGATTTTACTGTTAAAAGATATAACGAAGAAAAATTTACAGTTCACGACTTTAGTATAGGACCAGTTGAAAACATAAAGAAGTATGACCTAGCCTACAGTGTAGAATTTGTTGAACATGTTTATGAAAAATTTATACCAAATTATATGCCTGCATTTCAAAAATGTTCTCATGTAATAATGACATTTGCTCCTCCTGGTACGGGTGGCTATCATCATGTAAATGAACAACCGGAAGAATATTGGTTACATATTTTTGACACTTACGGTTTTATTTTGGATAAAGAAAAAACTCATCAATTAAGAAATTGTACTACTATGTTCAATGGTGGCAAGTTTAGAAAATTTATAAAAAATCATGGATTATACTTTAAGAAAAAATGAAAATTGTAGCTATACAAGAACTGTTATGGACTTATCATCCTTTACCAAAAACTGTAGAGATTGTGCCCTTTGCTGACAAAAATTCTATAGATTCAGCAGATATTTTGTTACAAACCAATATTAGAGGCGGCAAAAAAGAACGCAAACTAGGTAAAATATATCAATATGTAATGGATTCTAATAAACCATATATATGCGTTGAAAGTGCAGTATTTAGGCGGAATATGCCCACTCCACCAAATCCAAAAGCATATCATAGATGGAGTTGGACTAGTTACTTTAGAGATGATGGAGATTATTGTAATCAAAATTCTCCGTCAGATAGATGGCAACAAATTCAAAAAGATCAAAATATTGAAATCAAAGATTGGTGTACTACGGGCAAATATATACTTGTTATTTTGCAACGACCCGGTGATACTAGTTTACAAAAACTTATAGCAAAGCACGGTTCATATGAAAAATTTTTATCTTACACAATTACAGAAATAAGAAAAAACACTAACAAACCTATTATGATAAGATTACATCCTAGTAGGAAAGAGGATCAATTAGAAATCATAGAATCTTTAAAATTACAAAACATAGAAATTAGTACTACTCCATCTGAATCTGGTAGTTTGTCGGGTGGTGAAGGATTATACAAAGATTTCGCAGATGCCTGGGCAGTGGTTGGATTTAATTCTAACGCACTAACAGAAAGTGTTTGCGAGGGCATACCTACTTTCAGCATGTGCCCAAGTTCAATGGCATGGGATGTAAGTAATAAATCTTTACAAACCCTAGATAATCCTGTTGTTTTTGAAAGACAACAGTGGTTAAATAATTTAGGATACTGCCAATGGAGAGAGGACGAGTGTGAACAAGGACTGCCATTATCGCACTTATTAAAAAAAATATGAATGAAATTTTAGATGTATACCCATTTACAACCCCGCCTGTTTTTTACGATATTGGATGTCGAGGCGGAGTAGAAAAGGTTTGGCGAGAACTTATCAATACAGATAAAGTCATAGCATATGGGTTTGATCCAGACGTTGGGCATTGTAAAAAACTATCAGACAAGGATAAAAAAAGCAACTTTATTCCGGTTGCTCTAAGTAACTATACAGGAACAAGTGATTTCTTTATTACTCAAAACAGCGGGTGTTGTTCGTGTAAAGAACCTCGTATAGATTTTTTACAACAGTATCCGTATACTGTTGGAAGTTTTAATGTAAAGAAAAAAACTACTATCAATGTAACTACTTTAAATAATTTATTATCTCAAAACGAAATCAAACCACCAAATTATTTAAAAATAGATGTTCAAGGATTAGAATACGAAGTACTTGAAGGTTGTAGTGAACATTTACATAATGTATACGGAATAAAATTAGAAACACATTTTCAGCCCTTATATGAAGGTGAAAAAACATTTTTTGAAATTTATAATTTACTAGTTAATAAGTATGGATTTATGCTAAGGCAACTTAATAACATATC